AAAAAACAAAAGAAGAAGGTAGAATAGTATATTTTGGGGCTCCTTATGGTTATAAATATAAGTGGGATAAAGCTAAATGTATTGTTAAAGGTAAAAGACACTATGTGTTTAAACCTTGCCGTAAAGCTTCCAGATTAATAGCAGATGCCGTAAATAATAAAAAATTAGACTTTTATAACTAATGATATATAAAAATGTAAGTTCAAAAACAATATTAAATAAGATTTATAGAGATCTTAATTTAACTACTGAGATTAATGAATCTCATGTTATTGAATGGATAGCTGAAACTTTAGAAAAGATAGGTGCTTATTCACAATATGAAGAAATTAATACTATATTAGAATTAGATAATGGTAGAGTAGAATTACCTTGTAATTTTGATTCATTAGTATATATAACATATAACAACAAACCTTTAAGATGGTCTACAAGTTCTTATCTTAATGATTATATATGTCCTGATTGTAAAATACCAGCATATACAAGTTCTACTGAATATAGTTTTTACATCTCTAATAATATATTAATTACTGATATTAAATCATTAGAACCAGATAATAAGATATGTTTAACTTATTTAGGTACACCAGTAGATGAAGAAGGATATCCTATGATACCTGATAATGTTTATTTTGCTGAAGCTTGTGCTAAATATGTAACTTATATGTTAGATAATAGGGAGTGGCGCAAGGGTAATTTACCTGATAAAGTATTACAGAAGTCTGAACAAGATTATTTGTTTTATGTTAATAGTGCTAGAGGTGCTGCTAATATGCCTAATGAAAGACAACTTAGAAATTTAAAAAACATTTGGGTTAGACTTATACCTAATCAAAATGATGAACAACACGCATTTAATAAAAGTAGTAATCCTGAAAGACGTTATAAACACTAATGGAGAGTTTAAATAAATTTAATAGTATGAATTCTGATTTATCTAAATTCATACAGAATAATGATAAATATCTTAAAGCACTTAATTTAAGACCTGTAACTACTTTAGGAGAATCTAATGGTGGTTTAACTAATATTATGGGTAATAATTGTGAAATTACTTTCCCTTTATTAAGAGGTGTTTATAAATTAAAAATTCAACCATATTATACAGGTGATGAATTTGTACCACAAACAGTTATACTAACTATTAATGGTCAATCAACAACTACTATAACTTTAGATTTAAACACTAGACCTAAAGATATAGTACCTTATATTAAAAATTTAACAAACTGTTATCAAAATACATTTAATACTTATAAAACATTTGCTGTAGCTTATGATAATGAGTATATTTATATTTATCAAAATCCTGAATATAGATTATGTAGTACTAATGAATCAGTAGAACCTACTATAGTTTTAACTAAAGGTGGTGTAGGGACTGAATTAATTTATATTACACCAACAGGTACTACATCAACTAGCCAAACTCCTTTTATACCAGCTAATAATAGTTATGATAAACTTATTATTATAGGTTCTACATACATTGGTGAAGATAATTATTTATTCACTTGTGTTGAAAATAATACTCAGAAGACTGGTAATATATGGAAATTAACATATGATGAGTTAGCTGGGTTTAGTTATATTAAATTATTGAATAATAGTTATTTAAACTTTGATATTAATTATCCTATTCCACCTACAGCTACTAATGGTAGATATGAATTACCAACAATACAACGTATTTATTGGTCTGATTTTAATAATCCTGTTAGAAGTTTAAATGTAGCTAGTGAAAACACTATGAGTTTTAATTCTATTGTTATAGATTTAAAACCATCTTTAGAAATGTCTATACCAACATTAAAAACAATTACTGCTGGTAATGGTACAGAAGTTTTATCTTGTGCTACACCTTATTATTTTGCTTATAGATTAGTTAAAAATAATGATACTGTTACTAACTATTCACCAATGTCTAATGGTGTTAAATTAATTAAACAGGATACTGGTGCATTTTTATCACCTTCTGCTAATTTTTCATCTATTACAGGTACTGATTTAAATGGTAATGTTGAAACAGTTAATAAAAGCATAACTATAGAAGTTAGTGGTGTTGATACTAATTATGATAAAATAGAATTTGTAGTTATTAAAGGTAATGCTACAGATAATTCATTATATGAAATATTTAAATATGAAGAACAGTTAATTGGTAATTCTTCAATAATAGAATCTGAATTTACTAATGATACTGCTAATTTTATAGATATTACAGAATCTGAATTTTCAATAGATAATACTACATTTACTCATTGCAAAACTATAGATCAAAAAGATAATAGATTATTTTTTGCTAATATTAAAAATGATTTAGGTACTTATTTAGAAACTTTTGATACTAGAACTTATAGATTTGATTCAATATCTAATATAACAAGAGTTAAACAATTTGATAGAAGTACTACTGCTATAAATTATACTGTAGATTCAGATACTGTTTATGACTTAATACCTGAAACAGATGATAATATACCTGTTTATAATTTAGGTTTAGATTCTACTGATAATAGTCTTTATAATGCTAATTACAAATATAAAATTAATAGTGCTGTTATAGGTGGTTCAGGTTTAAATATAGACTATAGTTTTGGTAATTTATTTTTAAATGCTGACAATAGAGCTGATGGTCCACCTTCTACACCTGTTGCTTCTTCAAGACAAGGTACAGATAGAGATTCTACTAGAGCAGGAGCCCCTGTTCAAGGTTATCTTAATGGTTATAGGATAGCTGATTATAATACTAATGCTTTATCATTTTTAAATAGTACATTTAATAATGGTTCAGCAGATCAAACTTATTATTTAAACTCAGCTAAACAAACACAAGGTTTAGAATATTATAATGATAATTTTAGGACTTATGAATTAAATGAAATATATAGATTTGCTATAGTTTTTAAAGCTAAAGTAGGTACTGATTATTTTGCTAAATGGATTGGTGATATTAAATTTCCTGATTATGCAGATACTTCAGATCCTGCATTAAGAGATTATACAGCTTCTGGTGCCCAATGTACTGATTTTAGAAGCATATTTTTAGATACTAGTGGATCACCAGATGTTGCTTATTTAAATTTACCTTATATACAATTTAATGTTACTATACCTGATGAATTAGCTAATTTAATTAGTGGTTATGAAATAGTTAGAGTTAATAGAACTGATAATGATATGAGTATTTTATCTCATGGTTTTATTAATCAAACTTCTGTTGGTGTAGGTAGTGAAAATGATAATTATTTTCTACCAGTTAGTCATAGTGCTAGAGATGGTGGTTCTTATCATATGGATCCTGTAATAGCTCCAGCTAATCCACATCAAGCTCCTTATGCTTCAGATGAAATAATTACTTATCATCCTTTTAGAGAACTTTGTGATAAACAAACTAAATTAACTGTTAATGATAAATTAATTATTGCTGAAAAATATCGTAGTAGTGTAGTAAGTGCTTTTAATATTACAGGTACTGTTGAAACAGGTAATTATGAAGAAGATTATTATATTTCTAAATATTATAATTATGTAACAACTTATAATGCTAGATTTAATATATTAGAAGCAGGTTATGTTGAATATGGTAGAACATTAGATATTAATGGTAATACATATAAAAACTATAATTATCAATGGGATGATGCTGCTCCAACAACTTATGATAGTGATGCTTATGCTTTAGGTTGTCCTACTGTTGTAGTATCATTAGAAGAAAATATAGATTGGACTGATTATAATTCAGGTGGTAATGATGTAACAAGTCCTATGACAGATCCTCCAGGTACTTTAGGTACAGGTGCAGGTAATTGTAAATTAATGGCTTATCATTTTAAACCTACTAATTTACAATCACAATATGGTGGTAGAACTTATTTAGCTAGAACTCAAAATGAATATATTACTACAGGAGCTTTCTGTAAAGTAGATGCTGCTGGTGATACTAGTATTAAAGTATTTGGCGGTGATATTTATTATGGTGTACAAGATACTCAAAAAGCTATTAAGAATTTTGGTCAATTAACTACCCCTACTACAGCACCTGAAGCACATTCACAAACATGGTATGTACCTACTCACTCAATATATAATATTGATTTAAGAGGTGGTTTACATACTAATTCTGATCTAATTGAAGATGCTGTAGAAGCATCTGCTGGAGTTCCATCATCAGCAGGTGAAGAACAATATTTTTATGCAGCAGGTTATTCACATTTTAATCTATTAAAAAAGTATTTACCTAAACCTGATAGCTTTAATTCTACTAATGAATATAAAAATACCATATACTGGTCTAATGTTAAAATTAATGGTAGTACAGTAGATGATTGGTCTATTATACCAGTAAATAATAAATATGATGTAGATGGTAATTATGGAGGTATTAATTCACTTATTACATTAAGTAATAACATGTATTGTGTACAAGATAATGCCTTTAGTATATTACATATTAATCCAGTATCTATTATTACTGATCAAAATAATTTACCTTTAAATTTAGGTACAGGTGAAGTATTACAAAAACATTTATATTATTCTACTGATGTAGGTAGTAAATATCAATGGTCTGTAGCTAAATCTCCTGGTGGTATAACATTTGTTAATGGTAGGTATAATAAAATCTATATGTTTAATGGTGAGAATTTATTACCATTATCTGATGTTAAAGGTGCTAGAGGGTTCATGAATAAAGTAATGCATGATGATATACTTGTTAATGATAATCCTATTATTGGTAAAGGTATATTAGTTACTTATGATTATATGAATGATGAATTCTTATATACTTTTCGTAATAACTTTATAGATAACATTAATGAAAGATATACACTTGTATATAGTCCATTAGTTGATGGTTTTACTTCATTCTATAGTTTTACACCTTACATTTATATTAACAACCATAGTAAACTTTATTCTCCTAATGATTATAATATCAGTAGTGATACTAAAATATATATGCATAATAAAGGTAACTATTGCCAGTTTTATGATGGTGTGTTTAGTAGTGAGTTAAAAGTATTAATTAACGATAATCCTACTAAGACTAAAGTTTTTGATAATTTAAGTTGGTCTACAGAATCAATAAAAAATAATGAAGTTTATTTAGATGATATTAATGATTTTACAGGTAATTCTAATAGGATTAACTTTGTAGATGATACTATTAAATCAGTTAGACTTTATAATGAATATCAAAATACTAGTTTTGTACCATTAACTACAACTCCTGTTACAGGTAATTTAAGAAAAACTGAACAAGGATTTAATATTCAAGTTCCTAGAAATAAAGTTAATTGGGATACTACTCCTATTAACACCAAATCAATATTTGATGCTGATATATTAACTAAAGATACCTTTGGTGAACGTATGAGGGATAAGTATATTATAGTTGATTTAATATATGATAATGCTTTATCTAATAGATTCAGTATTCATAATGTTAAAACAACTTATCGTACTAGCGACAGATAACAATAGTTATTATGCATTAGATTTGGAATATAACAAAAATTATTATATATTAATATTAGACTAATGAAGAAAAATAAAAACATACCTAAGTATAAAAATGGTGGTGGGCAAAATGCCTGGGACTTCACTAAGAATCTAGGTTTGACTATTGCTGATACAGCTTTATCAGGACTTGGTGCTGAAAATGCTATTGGTGAAGAAGATTATCAAGGTAAATCCGCTAATAATTTTAGAAAGGTATCTAACACTGCTGGTTCTATAACTAAATCAGTAGTTCCTATTGCGGGAGCTGTTGGAGGTGCTGTTATAGGTACTGCTATGGGTAATCCTATGATGGGTGCTAAAATGGGTTATGGTTTAGCTAAAGGTGTACAAGGTATAGGTGGTAGTATGAGTCCAGCTGATGAAACTGGTGGTAGTGATGCTTATATGCAATCACAAAGAACAGGTAATAAACTTGAACAAGGATTTGATCAATTTGGTGCTTTAGCAGTACCAGCAGCAGGTACATTAACTCCTATGTTAATGAATCAAGGTCAAACTAGTAATTTACCTCCAGGACCTACAGCAGGTATGTATGCTATGGGAGGTATGGTTGGTCAACCTAATGCTGAAGTAGAAGGTGGTGAGAATTCAATAGCTCCTAATGGTGAATTTACTCAATATAATGGACCTTCTCATGAACAAGGTGGTATACCTACACAATTAGAAAATAAAGAAATTGTATTTAGTGATAGACTTAAACCTAAAGGCTCTAAAAAGACCTTTGCTGAGTTAAATAAACCATTTAATACTAATAAAGAAGATAAGATTACTGAAGATAAAAAAGCTAATAACCTTAAAAAGTTAACTGCTGATTTAATGAAACAAGCTAAGATTAAACAATCTGTAGCTTTATATCAAGAACAAGAAGCTCTTAAACAATCTAAATTAGATAATTATGCTAAAAGATTAGGAGTATCTGGTGATTCTTATAAATATGGTGGTCAAAATAATTTACCTAAATATTGGGATGGTAAAAATGCTTGGGAAACACCTAATAATGATATGTTAGCAGGTAAACCTCAAGAAAACAATATTATGATGGGAGCTATGCCTGGTTCTACTTATACTCCTTCAGCTAATAAAAATTTAATGTTTGATTATTCTAATCCTTCTGAAAATGAAGCTTATTGGAATTCTCAAAGTTCTACAGAACCTGAATTATTTAATCCTCAAGGTGGTCAAGGTAAACAAGGTTCTAATGCAGGTAAATATGCAGCTTTAGGTCAATTAGCTATGGGAATAGCTCAAAATGCTGGTAATTTATATGATTTAAAGCGTTCTAAGACAGTTGATTCAGAAGTTTATAATACTTATAACCCAACATTATTAAACCCATCAGAAGCCTTAAAATACAATAATATGCAAGGTAAAATGGCTGCTAATAACATTAGAGAAGCTTCAGGTGGTAATGCATCAACATATTTAAATAATCGTAAAGACTTATCTATTAATCAGATGATACTTAATAATAGAATTAAACAGGATTATGAAAATATGAATGCTCAAATTAAAAATCAAGCAGGTTATTATAACACAGCAGTAGGTGATAAGAATATGTTAGCTAAACTTCAAAATGAAGCTGCTAGTAGAAATATGAAAGGTAATGCTATTAATAATATAGGTCAAAATGCTACTAATCAATATCAGAATTATTTAGTTGATAAAAATAAAAAAGGTATGGATGCTAATTATTTAAAAATAATAGCTACTAAATACCCTGAAATAATGAAAGACCCTGAATTAGCAAAATTATTTACACAATAATTAAAATAAAATAAACAACTTAACAAAATAATTACTAACTTTGTAAAAGCTTTTTTCAGCAATGTTAAAAGCTTTTATTGTTTTAAATATAACAAATGAATGATAATTTAAATAGATCAGGTATATATAAAATAACTAATATTATCAATAATAAAATATATATTGGCAGTGCTGTAAATTTTATTAAAAGAAAACAATATCATATAAGAATGATAAAAAATAAAAAACATTGTAATAAACATTTAGAAAAAAGTTTTTTAAAATACGGACTTGAAAATTTTAAATTTGAAATTATTGAGATTGTTGAAAATAAAAATTTATTACTTGAAAGAGAACAATTTTATTTAGATTTATTAAAACCACAATATAATATATGTAAAGTTGCTGGTAGTAAAGCAGGATTTAAAGTTACAGATATTACTAAAAATAAAATGAGTAATATAATTAAAAATAATTATAGAAAAACAAATGGTAGAATTTTTCAATATTCTAAAAATATGGAATTGATTAAAATTTGGGATTGTACCTTAAAAGAAATAGCTAATAATTTAAATTGTTGTAATACAACTATATGTATGGGATTAAAAAATAAAAATAAAACTTCTAGAGGTTATATATGGAAATATGAAAAGGAGGTTATAAATGGCTAATAGATTTGATACTCCTCAAGGAACTAGGTTTAATAATATGCAAACTTACGTCCAAATGCCACTAGAAGCTATGGCTGGTTTAGCTAAAGATTATAGTGATAAATATAAACAAGGTGAAAGTCTTCCTTCTAATATAGATATGTTTTATCAATCTGTAAAAGCAGCTCCTGTACATGAAGCTTTAAAACAATCTTGGTATAGTGATGCTAAAAAAGAAATGACTGATTTAGTTAATAATGCTAAAGAAAGTGATTATGCAGATCCTCAGTGGCAACGTAAAGCTAATTATATAATTAATAAATATAAAACTGATCCTAGATTAGCTACTATTCAAAGTACTTATAACTTTTGGGATAAAGAAGGTCAGAAATATTTAAACAGTGATGACTATAATAAAAATATTAACTTTGATAAGTTAAAAGATAATCAAGGTAATTGGATACAAACTGATAAAAATATTCAAAATATTGAACATTTAAAGTATAGTAATCATTTAACAGATGTTGCTAAAATAATGGATAAACCTGAAGCTTACGGGGATAATGCTGGTTCAGGAATTCAAAAAGATAATAATGGTTATTTTATTGTTAATAATAATAAAAGAGAATACATTAAACCTGAACAAATAGATTTTATTGCTGATTCTAATTTAAATAATTATGTAACTTCAGAAGGTGGTAATTTTAGATTTAAAGCATTATTAGATCAAGCTGGTTATAATCCTCGTATGTCTTACCAAGATTTTATGAGTGATAAAAATGTTCCTCAAGAAATTAAACAACAAGCTAGAGATATTTTAAAATCTGATTTAACAGGTTATGGTAGTAAATATATACACACTAAAAATAGTGGTAATATAACTATGAAAAATGATGTATTAGCTTTAAAAAAGAAATTAGATGAAGATAATTTACAAGGGTTAGGTCAAGCTACTCCAGGAAGTACTATTTATGATTTAACTAATGGTATAGATTCTGATATTAAAGATGCTTTTCAACTTAAAAATGGTAAAGTTCATTTTGATGTTACTAAATTACCAGCTGAAGGTGGTGCGTATAGTCAATTTTCAGCAGATAGAGGAAATAAAAATACTAAATCTCATGAAAAAGCTGCTCAATGGATATTAGAAGCTGCTAAATCTATAGGTTATAATGGTAAAATTACATCAGGTTCTACTTTAAAAGATCCTAAAACTGGTGAAATTAAAGTTATGGGGTATGATGATATAGCTACTGAATATTTAAATTTAGCTAAATCAGTATCTTATGATTATAAAATGTTACCTCAAGAAAATGAAATAGTTAAAAATGATATTGTTGAATATCCTGAAAATTATACATATACTAAAAAAGATGGAACTGTAGTAGATTATAAAACTATAGCTGACAAAATTTCTAATAAAGATAATTTAAATATTGGAAATAGAATATATAAAAATGAACAAGCTTATATTGAAACACAATATTTAAACGATAGTGGTAAACCAGAAACATTATATGCTCAACCTTTAGCTAAACAAGATAAAGAATATCATGATGGTATAGCTAGAGTACAAAAACAAAGTTTAGATTTTTTAAAAACTAGAAAACCAAGTAATGATAAAATTACAAAAATGGTAACTAATTATTTAGAATTAAACAAAGAAAATAATTATAAAGGAGCAATACCTATAAACTCTATGTTATTACCAAATAATAATATTGTATATACATTAGGTGATGAAAACAACCCTAAAGAATTGCAATATGAAATGTTAACTACAAATGGTGAAATAGTAACATTTAATAATTTACCACATATGATGGCTGTTGTTAATAAAGATTGGTTTTCTACAAATGAAGGTAAAGGACAATCTAATAACTATGCTCCTAAAAATAAAGCTTATACAGATTTAATTAACCAATTAACAGCTTCAGAATAAAATGCCTGATAATAAAGATAACAAAGTACAAATAAAAACACCTTTATATTTCAATTTACCTAAAAGAAAACATGAAACTTCTGAAACATCAGCAGGACAATTTATAGGTAATTCACCAATAGATCAATCTTTTGGTAATACTGATTTTGGAGATTCTACTTATGATAATGTTGGTAAAACTCAACCTACAGATATTGAATCTGGAGATTATCAATATATTAGAGGTGAACAACAATCTGGTTTAGGTCAAGTTGGGTTAGGTGCTTTAAGAGCAATTGGTAAAGCAGGTATTGAATTTGCTAAAACACCAGCATATTTATATTCATTAGGTGAATGGTCTTTAGATAATATATCAAAAGGTGGTGAAGGAGAAACTTTAGATAAGGCATTAGATAATGCTTGGTTAAATAATCTTGAATCATTAGATAATAATATTAAAGAACAATTACCTGTTTATCATTCATATAAGTCTGGTAAAGGTGGTATATTAGATAATATAGCAAGTACATCTTTTTGGTCAAGTGAAGGTGCTGATGGAGTTGGTTACCTATTAGGTATGATGGCTCCAGGATATGCTTTAAAAAGCTTAAATTTGGCTTCTAAGCTATCTAAATTAGGTTTAGGTGCTAAGACTGCTGAAGGTGTAGAATTAGGTACAGAAACCCTTTTAAATACTTCTATTGAATCATTAGCTGAGGCTAAAGGAGTTGCTGATAGATTAAAATCTGAAGGAGCTGATGAAAATCAAATAGCTGAAGCTGCTAAGAATACTTTCTATGCTAACATGGCTTTATTAGTATTACCTAATGCAATAATGAATAAGAATTTATTAGGTAGATTTAATGTTGATAAATCAATGTTAAATGAGTTTAAAGATGCTTCAGGTAAGTTATTAGAGAATCCTATTGTTAAAAAAACAATGTTACAAGATTATGGTAAGACTATATTAGGTTCTGCTATATCTGAAGGTTTAGTTGAAGAAGGTGGTCAAACATCTATAGAAAATTATGAGGTTAATAAAGCTTTAGGTAAAACTAATTCAGATTTTATTGAAGGTGTTGCTAATGAATATCTTAATACTATTAGTACTACTGATGGTCTTAAATCAATTGTATTAGGTTCTGTATTAGGTTCATTTGGTGGTATTAGAGGTACTTATTCTGAACGTAAAGCTAAACAAGAATATCGTGATAAGAATTTTGGTACCATATCACAACTTATAAAAGATAACTTTGAAGGTTTTGGTGGTGATAATGAAATATATTATAGAGATGAAAACGGTGCACAAACACAAATTAATCCTATAAAATTAAGAGAAGCTACTGAAGACTTTGTAAAAGAAGTTACAGAATCTCAAATTAAAGATTTAGCGTCTTTAAATGAAGATAAAGTATTACATGATTATTTGAACAATAAAACATTTACTAGAGCTGCTATTCCTTTCCTTAAATTAGGTGATGTTGGTTTAGAACTATTAAATGATAAAATTGATAAAGCTAGCGAAGTATTAAGTAAAACTGAACAGAATGATTCTTTCGATGAATCTAAATTTAAATCTGAGCAAAAAGCTAAAGCTAAACAATTATTAGAAGTATATAATACTACTATGGATATTGTTAGTAACTTTAAATCAGTTAAATTACTACAAGGTTTAGAAGGTTATGAAGAGTATTCTGATAAAATGTTTAATGCTGCTTTTCAAGAAGTATCTAAACAAATATTTTATAAAGAAAAAATACAAGACTTAAATAATGAATTAGGTAAATTTAATTCTGTTATATTTAATGATCTTCCTCAAAATCAAATTAAAGTTAGAGAATTACAAAGTCAAATTAATGGTTTAACTAAATTAGTAGAAGAGTCTAAAGTTAAATACAATGCTTTAGAGAATGAACAAGAACAAACTAAAGCATTATCTGACTTTATTAAAGATAAGAAAGCTAAGGAAAAAGAACTTGCTGATTTAACTAAAGAACAAGAAGCTAAAGAAAAATCAAAAGAT